AAGTCTGACAGGTATTCTCACAAAACTACACAACTGTAAGTATCGAGTTGGTCTGACAGGATCTTTGGATGGAAGTAACACACACAAATTAGTTCTTGAGGGTCTGTTTGGTAAATGCGATAGGGTTACTAGAACAAAGGATCTGCAGGATAAGGGACAACTATCCAAATTAAATATTAGTATTTTGTTACTGAGACATGATCCCATGCATTTTGATTCGTATCAAGATGAAATGGAGTACATCGTAACTCATGAAGGTAGGAATAAATTTATTCGTAACTTGTGTCGAGATCTGGAGGGAAATTCATTAGTACTCTTCAATTATGTCGAGAAGCATGGGGAACCATTGTACGAACTTATAAATAATAGCATCGGCAAAGACCGTAGAGTATTTTTCGTTCATGGTGGTGTTGAAGCTGAAGAAAGAGAGCAGATTCGTTCTATTACTGAAAAAGAATCTAATGCTGTGATTATTGCTTCCTATGGAACTTTCAGTACTGGCATTAACATTCGCAATCTTCACAATGTAATTTTTGCTTCACCTTCCAAATCGAGAGTAAGAAATTTACAATCAATTGGTAGGGTCCTTCGTAAAGGAGACAATAAAGCACAAGCAAAACTCTTTGATATTGCAGATCATATTTCAAAAGGAGAAAAACAAAACTACACCCTAAGGCATCTATTCGAGAGAATTAATATCTACAACGAAGAAGATTTTAATTATGAAATTATTGAAGTAAAACTACGGAGGTAGTAATGATCACTTACATCAGACACGACGAAGAATTCCATGGGGTAGTTAAATTAACTACTGGTCAAGAGATTATTGGTAGAATGGTTGCCACTGAAGAGGACGGCAAAACGTTTATCTATGTTGAAAATCCTGCTGAAGCAAAAGTTCATGAATTAAAGAATCAACAGCAGGAAAATAAAATCACAAAGGGCATTTCTTTTTCAAAATGGTTTGCTCTTTCTGATGAAGAATTCTACGTAATCCCTGAAGAGACAATTGTAAGTGTTGCCTCAATGTCAAAAGAGATCATTGGATATTATGTTGTTTGGGTAAAAGAACAAGATCCAAATTATACTTCTGAAGTTACAGAAGTCGAAGTCACAGAAGACTTTGGAAAGATATCTTCCATCACAGAGGCAAAACAAAAGTTAGAAAGAATATTTAAATATCTTTAAATTAACCTTTAACCTCCCACATGGTCGATTGTACTGAATATTAATAGTCTTGTCAACCCCCTTGACATTTGTGTGTCGATTTGCTAAGGTAGGTCCAGACTGTTAAACACCTTCATGGAAAAAAAGAAAAAAAACCACTACATAGACAATCAGGAGTTTTTAGCAGCTCTCATCGTTTACCGTAAAAAGGTTCAAGTTGCAAAGGAAAAAGGACTTGAAAAACCCAGAGTTTCTAATTACATTGGTGAGTGCTTCCTAAAGATTGCAAATCATCTATCATATCGTCCCAACTTCATCAACTACATGTATAAGGATGATATGATTTGTGATGGGATTGAGAACTGTATTCAATACATCGACAACTTTGATCCTGAAAAATCTAAGAATCCCTTTGCTTACTTCACACAAATTGTATACTTTGCCTTTCTGAGGAGAATCCATAAAGAGAAAAGGCAATTGGATATTAAAGAAAAGATTATTGAAAAATCTGGATATGATCAGTTGTTTACATCTGATGACGGTGCAGGATTTTCGGATTATAATGCTATCAAATCTAGGATTGAAACTGCAAGTAGGTATTGATTTATGAAAGTGCTTTTGATTACTGACCAACACTTTGGTGTTCGTAATGATTCTCAAGTATATGTTGAATATTATAAAAAGTTTTATAGTGAAATTGTAATACCTTTTATTAAGTTATCAAATATCAAACATGTTTTGTGTTTGGGTGATACATTTGATAGGAGAAAGACTATCAATTTCAATTCTTTAGATGCTGCAAAAGAAATGTGGTTTAACCCATTAGAGGAATTGGGTGTAACCATGACCATGCTGGTTGGGAACCATGACATCTACTATAAAAACACTCTACGAGTTAATGCCCCATCTCTCCTCTTGGGAGAATATGGAAACATTCAGATTGTTGATAACCCTACTGAATTCAGTATTGGTGATCTTAGTATACTTGGCATCCCTTGGATATGTGATGACAATCGATCCAGAGTTTATGAACTTCTGGAAAAATCTGTGTCACCTCTCTGCGTGGGCCATCTTGAGTTTAACGGTTTTGAGACTGTTCCTGGAATTGTGATGGATCATGGTATCGATATTGGAGCATTTGAAAAATTTGACAAAGTTCTCTCAGGACATTTTCATACGAGGTCAAGTAAAAATAACATTCATTATCTTGGAAATCCATATGAGTTATATTGGAACGATTATCAAGCAAAACGTGGATTTCATATTCTAGATACTGAAACTTTAGATTTGAAATTCTATCGAAATCCGTTTACGATGTTCCATAAGGAGTTCTATAATGAAGATACGGTAGACCTCACCAAAGACTACTCACAATTACAAAATAAATATATTAAATTAATTGTCGAGAAGAAAGAAGATCCACTGCAGTTTGATCGATTCGTAAAATTAATTTACGATAGTCAACCAGCAGAGTTGAAAATCATTGAAGACCTTTCAGTTGAATACCCAGAAGACGAATTGGATATGGAAAGTGAGGACACTATGACTGTACTTGAGAAATTCGTAGACGAGATGGAACTGAAGGTTGACAAAAAATCTGTCTTTGGTATAATTAAAACTCTATACACAGAAGCACTAGAATTCTAAATGTTCTTACTTGTAGATCAATCAACTGGTGGTGTCTATGCTGTTCGAGACAGGAACAATGAAAAAGTTGTTCAGATGTTTGAGGACAAGGATGATGCCGATAGGTACATTGGATTACTATTAGCAAATAGTAATGATGGTGAGTATTCGGATTTGGAAGTAGTAGATGTTGATGAAGATACAGTAGTCAAAAACTGCGAAGTATTTGGTTACAATTATTGTGTTATTACCCCTGAAGATATTGTATTTCCCCCATGATTATTTTTAATACTATTAAGTGGAAAAATTTCCTGAGCACTGGAAATCAATTCACTGAAATTGAACTTGATAAACACCCATCCACTTTGATTCAGGGTACAAATGGTGCAGGTAAATCTACCATTTTGGATGCTCTTTGCTTTGCATTATTCAATAAACCATTTCGTAAAATTAATAAACCACAACTTGTCAACTCTATTAACGAGAAGGATTGTGTAGTTCAGGTTGAGTTTACCATTGGTAATGTTGTTTGGAATGTTGTTCGTGGTATTAAACCAGCTAAGTTTGAGATCTATAAGAATGATGTCATTGTAGATCAAGCAGCAGCAAATACAGACCAGCAGAAGTGGTTAGAGCAGAATGTTCTAAAGATGAATTACAAAGCATTCACTCAAGTTGTGATTCTTGGTTCATCTACTTTTGTTCCCTTCATGCAGTTAACTGCAGCACATCGTCGTGAAGTAATCGAAGATATTCTTGACATTCAGATCTTCTCCACGATGAATGTTCTACTGAAGGATAGGATCCGTGCAATTTTAGAACAACAAAGGGATTGTGGGTATGAACTTAAGTCTGCAGAAGAGAAAGTCAAGATGCAGGAAGAGTACATTCGCAATTCGCAAATAGCAAATGGTGGGGAGATTGATATAAAAAATGATCAGATTGCTAAGATCGAGGAGGAGATCTTCGATTTACAAAAGCAGATCAATGCACTAGAAACAGAGAATCTGGATATCGATACTCATACAACTGGGATCGATACGATTCAAAGGCAACTTAATAAATTGCATGAGTTGAAATTTAAGATCTCTCACAACAAATCTGATGCTGAGAAGAACCTTGACTTCTTTCATGACAACGACACCTGCCCTACCTGCACACAAACTATCGAAAAGCAATTCAAAGATCGGAAAATTACCGATCTTCGTGGTAAAACTCTACAGTATGTCGATGCTCTATCAGAAATGGAAGAGCAACTTCTAGAACTTGATGGGCAATTTACTCTTCTTCAAGAACGTAGAGACATCAAGAAGTCAAATGTGTCAAAGATTTTTCATATTTCTAACATCATCAAGAGAAATGAAAATTCCATTTTCAACCTGAGAGATGAGATCAATCGTCTTTCCGATTCACCTGACATTGCCAAGATGCAAGGTAAGTTGGAAGTGTATCAAGAGGAATATGTTAGGACTGAACGAAAGTGTTCCGAAGTCTCCAAGCAAAAAACTGAATATGAAGTAGTATCCAATCTACTTAAAGATAGTGGCATTAAGGCACGAATCATTAAGAAGTACATTCCTGTGATCAACAAGTTGATCAACAAGTACTTGACAAGCATGGATTTCTATGTTAACTTTACTCTCGATGAGGAATTTAACGAAGTCATTAAATCTCGATATAGAGATGTCTTTAGTTATGCCTCATTCTCTGAAGGTGAAAAACAAAAGATCGATCTTGCTCTTTTGTTTACTTGGAGAGAAATTGCACACATGAAAAATTCTGTGTCAACGAATCTATTACTTTTAGATGAAATTTTTGATAGTTCATTGGATGCTTCTGCAACTGAGGATCTACTTAAGATTCTTAAAAACATTGACAAAAATACCAATGTCTTTGTTATCTCTCATAAGGGTGAGATTTTGATCGATAAATTTGATTCAAATATCAGATTCAATAAAGTCTCAGACTTCAGTAAGATCATTGAAGAAGTATAAATAAACCGATAGAGGTTAAGTCCCTGTTATATCCTTGAGGTATATCACACTTAATCCATCTGGGGAATTAGCTCAGTTGGTAGAGCACCTGCTTTGCAAGCAGGCTGTCAGGAGTTCGAGTCTCCTATTCTCCATTCATAACCAATCCTTATCGGTCAACCCCTTGACCCGTGCTTC